TTGTGTATATGTACGAATTATGCTCTTTTTTAGACACGTTACCATAGTTAAAACCATTAAAAGTGATATATTGACCAAGATTGATTAGTATGGTAAAGTCACGTAACGATTTATAGTAGTGCGAGTCCGCATTACTTTTTTATTCCAGCGACTGTACATCGCTAGAAAGTAACCATTGCCCCTCAGACGTGATAGGGTGGACTCCGAGGTAGTCTAGTTGCGAGAACCTCCTACTTTTTAAGGGAATAACTATGGCAAGAGGTTTGTTAGACACAAAAACTACTATTGGCACAGCCAAAGAGATTGCTGACAACACCAAGAATGCCATTGATAACTATTCTCTTGGAGCTATGAACCCAAGTTTGCCTAATACCGAGTACTGGGCAAAGATGGCTAAGATGTTCCGAATCACACCAGCAGAAGTAAAGCGTCAACGATGCGGTAACTGCAATTACTATAATAATACCCCCGAAATGTTTGAGGCTATGGAAGCCATCCCACTTAACAAGTACGACCTATATGATGGTCAAGCACAACGTGGCTGGTGTCATAAGCTAGATTTGATTTGCCATAACTCCCGTCTATGCTCTGTATGGGAACGTAAAGACTTTGAAACTGAGGATTAATTATGCGATTAGATAAAGCAGCCGAAAAGATTGGTAAGGTTATGGGTGAGTGGAAAGACAAAGAGCTTCACTCTGGCAAGGGTGGCAAAATTGTTAAGTCACGTAAACAAGCAATCGCCATCGCACTCAGCGAAGCGAATAAAATGAAGGGTAAATAATTATGAGTAAAGTAGCACAAGATGATAATGGTAATTTAGTTGAGGCATATACACCTGCTGTATCACAAGTATTTGCTGCCGGCAATACTTCAGCACAATCAGCAGCATTTGCTACTGGCACTACTTTAGTTCGTGTATCAGCATCATTAGGTCATTGCCATGTGGCATTTGGCGCTAATCCAACGGCTTCTATTACTACAAGCGTAATGATTCCAAACAATAGCGTAGAGTTCTTTAAGGTTACTGCCGGCAATAAGATGGCTTACATAAAAGATGCAGCAACTTCAGCATCAACGGTATGCGTAACTGAATTAGCTTAATGAATGACCATTGGGCAATAATACTGTTAGCTGTAATCGCTAATATCACTTTGGTCTTAAATGCCGTTCACCATTGGTAAACTATGGCTGGTCTATTAGATAACAATATATTTAGCAATATGTCAGCTTGGGAAAAGGCTAAGACATTAGTTTCAGGTCACGGTGGTGCGCTATTGAACTCAATTATGCATCCTCAAGAGGCTTGGGCGCATGATGGTTATCCAGACGAATTAAGTCAATCACTAGTAAGTAAAAATCCAGAAGTTGGTTTCAAACGATATGATAGGACACCATTAGATGTGGCAATTAATTACGGTGGTGGTTATCAGTATGCAACTTCACCTAATGTATCGTATGATGAAGCTGAAAATAGAGCGAAAGCATATCAACTTAGAAGTTATCTATACGACGGAATGCTAGGCAATAAAGACCGCCAAGTAGATGCAGTACGAGATTACGAAGAAAACCTAGCCGGCATTAAGCAAGCTATAGCGGATAAGAAAGTAAACTCAGTAATGAATGAAGACAAGATTCGCCAGATGTCAGCCAAGTATGGTAAACAGAAAGCAACAGTAAGACCGCAATACTAATTTTAACAACAGGGTGACCAACCTATAAGGAGTCACAACAAAATGACAGACGAAAAAGCAGCACAATTAGAAGCAGCCAGAGTTAAGGCAGCAGAAGCGAATAAGAACAATTCTCATTCAAGTAAAATCAATAGGTTGATGAACGATACTCTGAGAAGGGTATTAATACAAGATGAGGCATTAAGAGCTAGAACTATCACAGAAGCTCTAGTGACTAAAGCAGAAGAAGGTGACGTATCTGCTATCAAAGAAGTCTTTGACAGAATGGATGGTAAAGTAGTCCAAGAGAACAAGATAAGCGGTGATGCTGATGCACCATTGCTGATACAAGTGGTAACGGGTATTGATGACAACTACTAACCCGATTGACTTAGGCTACAAGCCTAGGTTACCACAGAAAGAGATACACAAGGCAGTAAGAGAGAATCGGTTTGTTGTGGCAGTAGCTCATCGTAGGATGGGTAAAACTGTTTCTGCGATTGTACAATTGATACATTCTGCGTTACAGAACACACAAAAGAATCCTAGATACTCTTATATTGCCCCGACGTACTCACAAGCCAAGAGGGTCGCATGGGATTACCTAGTAGAATATACTCGCTCACTTGGTGGTACTGCAAACATCGCAGAGCTACGAGTGGACTTCATGGGCAGAAGAATCAGCCTGTACGGAAGTGAAAATGGGGATAGTTTAAGGGGTCAATACTTTGATGGTGTGGTTTTGGATGAGGTAGGTGACCAAGACCCTGCTATTTGGAACAGTATTGTAAGACCGGCACTAGCAGATAGAAAAGGTTTCTGTTTGTTTATTGGCACTCCTAAAGGCAACAATCACTTTAGAGAGTTTAAAGAACGTGCATTGGTTACAGAAGGCTGGAAGTTCTTAGAGTTTAAGGCTAGTGAAACTGGCATACTAGACCCACAAGAGTTGGCTAGTGCTAAGAATGAGATGGGCGATGACAAGTACAAGCAAGAGTTTGAGTGTAGTTTTGACGCTCCAGTAGAAGGTGCTTACTACGGTTCGCTACTAAATGATGCTGATGCACAAAATAGGGTAACTAAAGTTCCTAAAGATGGTCTAGCAAAGATTGTTTGTAGCTGGGACTTAGGTGTAAGTGATTCAACCTGTATTTGGGTGGCTCAGATAGTTGGCAAAGAGATACAGCTTATAGACTGTACTGAGAACCACGGAGTAGGACTTGATTATTACGTGAGCTGGTTGCGTGACAACGGTTACGATAAAGGTCAGCAGATATTACCGCACGATGTAAGAGTCAGAGAGATGACTACAGGTCGCAGTAGACTAGAAGTATTAATGGAAGCAGGACTAGACGTAACAGTAGCACCAAGCCTATCTATAGCGGATGGCATTCAAGCAGTCAGACGTATGCTGCCAAGGTGCTGGTTTGATATAGAACACACTAAGAATGGTCTGGTGGCATTACGCAATTACAGGCGAGAGTTTAACGAGAAGCAGAATGTGTTTTACGATAAGCCAGTTCACGACTGGTCATCACACTTTGCAGACTCGTTTAGGTACTTAGCAATAGGGTTAGTAGAAGTAGATACAACGTGGTCACAACCATTACAACAAAATAAGGCATGGGTCGTATGATGAACCAAGAAGAATTAAAGGCACTTGTTGCTGATGAAATCAATAACGCTATTGGCTACTTAGAGTCTGATACGGTTCAAGCCCGTGCTGATGCAATGAGCTACTATTTCCGTGACAAGTACGGTACTGAGGTAGAAGGTCGCAGCCAAGTAGTTACCGGTGAGGTCGCAGAAGCTGTAGACGGTGCATTACCTCAACTAATCCGTGTATTCACGTCATGCGAAGACGCTGTGCGTTTTGAGCCTACTAAAGACGGTGAAGAAGAACTTGCTGACCAAGCTAGTGACATGGCTAATTGGGTATTCTATAAAGACAACGATGGTTTCTTAATCCTACACAACTGGTTCAAAGATGCATTGCTACAAAAGGTCGGTGTAGTTAAAGCCTATTGGGAAGAAAAGAAAGACACCATCAAAGAGAAGTATAAAGGCTTAACCGATGACGAGTTAGCCATGATTATGCAGACCGGTGAGTGGGAAATCACCAAGCAAGTGACTGACATGGTCATTGGCATGGATGGTATGCCTTACAACACACACAGCGTGACTATACAGCGCATTAACGATGAGAGTCGTATCGCCATTGAGAACGTACCACCGGAAGAGTTCCTAATCAGCAAACGTGCTAAGACCATTGATGACTCACCATTCACAGCCCATCGTAGGATGATTGCTAGAGGTGACTTGATTGCAATGGGATACGATAAGAATGTAGTTGACAGAATACCCTCCGGTGACCGCCTAGAGTATTCACCAGAGCGCCTAGCTCGTTTTGGTCGTGATGAGCAGCCAGACTACGCACAGTCATCTGATATGTCTATGGAAGAGGTAGAGATATTTGAGTGCTACATCAAGGTAGACACAGACTCCAACGGTCTACTAGAACTACGCAGGGTTATCATTGGTGGCGAAGAAATCCTATCTAACGAAGAGTGCGACTACGTACCATTCCACTCTGTATGCCCAATCCCTATTCCGCACAAGTTCTTTGGTCAGTCACTAGCAGACAGGACTATGGACTTGCAACTAACCAAGTCTACGATTCTAAGACAGATGCTAGACAACCTATACCTAACAAACAATGCACGTGTAACTGCCGTAGAGGGACAAGTAAACCTAGATGACTTGCTAACGTCTACTGCCGGTGGTGTTGTTCGTGTTAAAAACAATGCAGCAGTCACACAGCTAAACGTACAGAACACAGCAGGTCAATCATTCCCGATGATGGAGTACCTAGACGGCATACAGGCTAAACGTACCGGTGTTAGTGATATGCAGCAAGGTCTTGATGCTAACGTGCTACAGAACACTACTGCAACAGCCGTGGCAGCCATGATGCAACAGTCAGCAGGTAAGCTAGAGCTAATGGCTCGTATCTTTGCTGAAACAGGTGTTAAATCGCTATTCCGTGGCATTCTTCACTTACTATGCAAATACCAAAATCAAGCTAAGACAATCCGTATGCGTGGCAAATGGGTATCTTATGACCCACGTGAATGGTCTGACCTATACGATGTATCAATCAACGTAGGCTTGGGTAACGGTAACCGCCAAGAACAGATTGCTATGCTGCAAATGATTATGGCTAAACAGGAAGAAATCATCGGTAAGTACGGTGCTAACAACCCATTGGTGACTGTAACGCAATACCGCAGCACACTAGGTCGCATGATTGAGATGGCTGGATTCAAAGACACCACATCATTCATTAAT